TAGCAGATAGGGAATATGATGTTGATAGTAATAATGAGATTGTTATAACGAGTAGTAGGGCAATACCCACATCTTGAGTAGCACAGACCTAAACATTAAGCTCCTACCATGGCAAGAAGAGGTATGGGCTAGTAAGACAAGATTTAAAGTGGTAGCCGCAGGTAGACGAACTGGTAAGTCCAGACTAGCTGCTTGGCTCCTTATCGTTAATGCACTACAGACAGGTAAGGGTAATGTATTTTACGTTGCTCCTACGCAAGGGCAGGCTAGGGATATTATTTGGCAGACTCTATTAGAGTTAGCTCATCCTGTTATAAAGACCAGTCATATTAACAATTTACAGATTACGTTAATCAATGGTGCTACTATTTCCCTAAAAGGAGCTGATAGACCAGAGACCATGCGTGGTGTTAGTTTGAAGTTCCTAGTGATGGACGAGTATGCAGATATGAAACCTGCAGTCTGGGAGCAGATTTTAAGGCCAGCCCTTGCCGACCAGAAGGGAGAAGCACTGTTTATCGGTACTCCTATGGGGAGAAATCACTTCTATGACTTGTATAAGTATGCAGACTTAGGAGAGGATGTAACGTATGAGGGCTGGCACTTTACTTCGTATGACAACCCTCTACTAGACCCAGAGGAGATTAACTTAGCAAAAAGCTCTATGTCTTCTTATGCGTTTAGACAAGAGTTCATGGCTTCTTTTGAAGCTATGGGTAGTGAGATATTTAAAGAAGAGTGGGTATCCTTTGAAGCAGAACCTCCAAAACATGGAGAGTACTATATCGCCATTGACTTGGCAGGCTTTGAAGAGGTAGGGAAAGCTAAGACAAAGCATAAAAGATTAGATAACACAGCCATCTCTATAGCTAAGGTGAATGAAGATGGTTGGTATGTAGAGGATATTATCTTCGGTAGGTGGACTTTTGATGAGACTGTCAATAGGATATTCAAAGCTGTTGCTAAGTACCAACCAATCTCTGTAGGTATTGAGAAAGGTATTGCTAGGCAAGCTGTGATGTCACCCCTTACAGACATGATGAAGAAGCAGGGTAGGTTCTTTAGAGTAGTAGAGTTAACTCACGGTAACAGAAAGAAAACAGATAGGATAGTATCTGCCTTACAAGGTAAGTTTGAACACGGAACTATCAAGCTAGCGGAAGGAGATTGGAACGCTGAGTTCTTAGATGAGCTGTTTCAATTCCCTAACCCTCTAGTGCATGATGACTTGATTGACTCTTTATCCTACATAGACCAGTTAGCTTTAGTGTCTTACGGATATGACTTTGAAGAAGATAACTACGAACCAATGGATATAACTGCTGGTTATTAATATAGATAGCTTAAGGGTGGGATAATGGAAGAACTGGACAATCTAGAATTAAATCAATGGGTGATGGAGAAGTGTGACTCTTGGAGAGACCACTACGAATCTAACTATAGAGGAGACCACGAAGAGTACTATAGACTCTGGAGAGGTATCTGGGCATCTAGTGACCAAGAGAGAAAGTCAGAACGTTCACGTATCATTACACCTGCATTACAACAGGCTGTAGAGTCTTCTGTTGCAGAAGTTGAAGAAGCAACCTTTGGTCGTGGTAAGTGGTTTGACCTACATGATGACTTCCAAGATAATGAAAAGATTGACATTGAGTTAGTTAAAAAACAATTAGAAGAAGACATGCAGTTCGCTAAAGCTAGAAGCTCTATCAGCGAAGTGTTAATCAATAGTGCTGTCTACGGTACAGGTATTGGTGAAGTCTACTTAGATGATGTAATTGAATACGTCCCTACTAGCCAACCAGTGATGGATGGTGCAATGCAAGCTGTAGGTGTTAACAAGAAAGAAAGGTTTATCGTTAAGTTAAGACCTATTCTTCCTCAAAACTTCTTAATCGACCCAGTAGCATCAAGCATTGAAGAGGCACTTGGTTGTGCTACAGATATGTTTGTACCTGCACATCAAGTACAGATTGATATTGATAATGGTATCTACCGAAATGTAGAGATTGAGACTACTTCTACAGACTCTAAATTAGAAGCAGACCAAGATACAAGTTATCAAGACGACAACAGAGTTCGTCTTACTAAATACTACGGCCTAATCCCTAAGCATCTATTTGAAGCTGAGATGGATAATGAAGAAGAAGAGGGTGAGTTAGAGTCCCTATTCCCTGACGAGGTTGGTAATGATGACTCCTATGTGGAGGCTATTGTTATTATTGCTAACGGGGAAACTATCTTAAAAGTAGAAGCTAACCCGTTTATGATGCAGGATAGACCTATCGTAGCCTTCCAATGGGATACAGTACCTAGTAAGTTCTGGGGCCGTGGTGTCTGTGAGAAGGGCTATAACAGTCAGAAAGCATTAGATACAGAGCTTAGAGCGCGTATTGATGCACTAGCTCTTACAGTACATCCTATGATGGCTATTGATGCTTCTCGTATGCCTAGAGGTGCTAAGTTTGATATTAAACCAGGTAAGACATTCCTTACGAATGGTAACCCTTCAGAAATCCTACAACCATTTAAGTTTGGTGCAGTAGACCAGATTACCTTTGCTCAAGGACAACAGCTACAGAACATGGTACAGCAAGCAACGGGTGCTGTAGATACTGTAGGCTTCCAAGGTGCGTTGAGTGGAGAGGCAACTGCTTCGGGTATCTCAATGGCACTGGGTGCTGTTATCAAGAGACATAAGAGAACTCTCTTAAACTTCCAAGAGAATTTCCTTATACCGTTTATCCACAAAGCAATTCACAGGTACATGCAGTTTGACCCTGAGACTTATCCAGTACAAGACTACAAGTTCATTGCTTCTAACTCTTTAGGTATTATTGCTAGAGAATATGAGGTCACACAGCTAGTACAGTTGCTACAGACTATGCCTGCGGATTCTCCAATGTATCCAATGTTAGTAGAGTCTATTGTAGAGTCTATGAACCTTACAAACAGAGAATCTATCTTGGCTACTATTAGAGCAGCTAATGCAGATACTCCTGAGAAACAACAAGCAGCTCAACAACAGCAGCAAGCACAACAACAACAGTTAATGCTTCAGCTACAACTAGCACAAGCTCAAGTACAGAAACTTCAAATAGAAGCAGCAGAGATTCAATCAAGAGTACAACAGAATAACGTTGAGACTCAGCTCTTACCTTTCGAGGAAGAGACAAGACGTATCGCTGCCATGTCTAAGAATACTCCTGTAGATGACTTTGAGAAAGCTGTTAAGATTGCTGAACTTAAAATTAAAGAAGAGGGCAACCTCATTAAAGCCGCAGATGTAGAGTCCAATGAAGTTATTGCACAAATGCAGATGATGGGCAGAAAGTAAAAAGAAATGAATCTAGAAGATGAGAAATACTATGAAACCTTTTTTGATTTGTTTGGTACAGATGGCTGGGAGCAATTTACAGCCACTATCAAAGAAAACTTAGAAGGGTTCAGTATAGAGGGTTTAGAAGATGAGAAACACTTGCGACATGTGCAGGGACAAATTTTCATTCTGAAGAACATCTCAAACTTCGAGACTAATACTCGAGCTTCTTACGACCAAATAATCTCCGAAGAACAGGAGAACGATTTTGCCTCGTAGGATGTTTGATTTTAGGTGCGAAGACTTCCACACAACTGAGCGTTTTATAGACACAACAATAAAGTCTGTAGAGTGTGAGGTTTGTGGGGAGAAAGCGGTGAGGATAATCTCTCCTGTTGCTTGTAAGTTAGATGCTATCTCTGGGGATTTTCCTGGGGAATCTATTAAGTGGGCAAGGAATCATGAGAGCGCTTCACGTATACACAATAATCCATAATACTTTTATAAGTACGGAGTTAACAAAATGGCAGCAAAATTTTTAGTTGAAGAGCAAGAAGCAGACCTTGAAACAGAAGAGGTTAGTAACACTAAGGAAACATTTGAGGATATGGAAGGGGACTCTGCACTAGAAGCAGACAATTCTCCTGAAGTAAATGAAGAGGTTTCAGAAGAAGAAGAAGCACCAAACCCAGCTTTGCAGAAATACTCAGGCAAATCTATTCCTGAAATTATTAGGATGCACCAAGAAGCTGAGAAGCATATCAGCAAACAAGGTAATGAGTTAGGTGACTTACGTAGTGTTATTGACAAGTATGTAAGGGATGATATTGCAGCAACAACCCACAAGAACAAGGAAAGCAAACCTAAGCAAGACGATTTAGATTTATTTGACAAACCAGAAGAGTATATCCAACGCTCAATTAACAACAGCGAGCAAGCAAAAGAGCTGAAGGAAATTAAGCAAGCCCTTAAACAACAGGACATTACTACTAAACTTACAGATAATCACCCTGATTATTTAGAAGTAGTAAATAATGAAGCCTTCGTTAATTGGGTTAAGGGTTCAAGAGTTAGACTAGAGTTATTTGAGAGAGCGCACTCAGGCTTTGACTATGATTCTGCTAATGAACTCTTATCAAATTGGAAAGAGAGACAACAAGTCATAAAAGACTCTACCCAAAATGAGGATGCCAGTAGGAAACAACAGCGTAAAGCTGCTTCCACGGGCTCTGCTACTGGCTCAGGTGAAACTAAATCAAGGAAACTGTACAGACGTTCTGATATTATTAATTTAATGCGAAATGACCCTGTCAGGTATCTAGAGTTATCCGATGAGATAACAAAGGCATACGCTGAGAAGAGGGTTAGGTAACACAACTTCTTAATTATAAAGGTATTTCAAAATGGCACTAGGAACTTCACACGTAACAACAACAACTGCAGCAACATTCATTCCAGAATTATGGAGTGATGAGATTGTAGCAGCCTATAAATCAAACTTGGTTTTAGCTAACCTTGTTAACCGCATGCCTATGACTGGTAAAAAGGGTGATACATTACACATCCCTAAACCAACTCGTGGTAGTGCTTCTGCAAAAGCAGCATCTACACAAGTATCACTAATCGCTGCTACTGAAGCTGACGTTGCTGTAACTATCAACAAGCATTACGAGTATTCTCGTTTAATTGAAGATATTGCAGAGGCTCAAGCTCTTGCATCATTACGTAAATTCTACACAGATGACGCTGGTTATGCCCTAGCTAAGCAAGTTGACAATGACTTGTTTGCTTTAGGTAAATCTTTCGGTAATGGCGATGGCTCAAGCTATGTACATAACAACTCTTTCTATGTTGATGCTGGTAATGGTCTTGCTGCTTATGCAGTCGATACTGTAGCTGCTACTGATGTATTCACTGACTTGGCACTACGTGCTGCTATTCAACAGTTAGATGACAATGATACACCTATGGACGGTCGTTTCTTAGTTATCCCACCTTCAGTACGTAACACTATTATGGGTATTGATAGATACCAATCTAGTGACTTCGTTGATGGTCGTGGTGTTCAGAATGGTAAAATTGGTTCACTATACGGTGTTGATGTATATGTATCAAGCAACTGTCCTGTAGTAGAAACTGCTGCTGCTAACACAGCTTCAGCTGTAGACACTCGTGGTGCTGTCTTAGGCCACAAAGATGCTCTAGTATTAGCTGAGCAACAAAGTGTTCGTTCACAAACTCAGTACAAACAAGAGTGGTTAGCAAATCTATTTACTTCTGATACTATCTATGGTACAGCAGTTCTTAGACCAGAGTCTGGTTTAATTATTGCAGTGCCTAACTAAGTAACATTTAGTAAACTAGTTTGGAGTGGGTGGGGAAACCTACCTGCTTCATCTTTATATCTTTAACAACTTCAAAAATAAGGTTACATATACATGGCAATTTATAGAGGTTCTGGTGGGTCTGGTGACTCATCCACAGATGTAACACGGGATGAAGTAGCTGGGTTTTCAACAGATGCTAAAAGGTATAGAGATGAAGCATTAGTCTCAGAAACAAGTGCAAGTGGTTCCGCAAGTACAGCAACAACTAAAGCAAGCGAAGCTACCACTAAGGCTTCAGAGGCCTCTACAAGCGCGTCTAACGCGTTAACTTCTGAAACCAATGCAAGTACCTCAGCTACGAACGCAAGTGCGTCAGAGAGCGCTGCAGGTACCTCAGAATCGAATGCAGCTACAAGCGAGTCAAACTCAAGTACCTCAGCAGGTACAGCTTCAACTCAAGCTGGCATTGCTACAACCAAGGCTGGGGAGGCAAGTACTTCAGCTTCTACAGCAACTACTCAAGCAGGTATCGCTACAACTAAAGCAAGTGAAGCAAGTACCTCAGAATCGAATGCAGCAGCAAGTGCAGCTGAACTAACAGCCTTAACCACAGCAACCACTACGGTAGCTGCTGGAGGCTCTTCTACCTCTAGCTACAGTTCAGGTACAGGGGTTCTAAGTTTAGGACTTCCTACAGGTGCTACAGGTGCTACAGGCTCTACAGGTGCTACAGGGGCTACAGGCTCTACAGGAGCTGACTCTACAGTAGCTGGCCCTACAGGCTCTACAGGTGCTACAGGGGCTACAGGCGCAGCTGGAGCTGATGGGGATACTCTACCTACACAAACAGGGAACACAGGGAAGTTCTTAACCACTGATGGTTCTGCTACCTCTTGGGGAGTTGTGGATGCACTTCCTGCACAAGCTACACACGCTGGTAAATACTTAGGTACTGACGGCTCTGCTGCCTCCTGGGGGACAATTGCAGGTGGAGGTCCTAGTCTAGGTACTGATAGCATTATTAGAACAAATGCACAAACTATCAGTGAAAATATAACAATACCGTCAGATACAAATGGGATGTCTATTGGTGATATTACAATTGCTGATACTTATACCGTGACGGTTGACGGCAGATGGGTGGTGATTTAATATGGCTTCTAATATAACAGTAGATACCTTAACAAAAGGGGCTGTGACTTTAAACACAGATGAGATTGTAGATACTAACTCAACTCAGGTCTGTAAGGCTTGGGTTAACTTTAATGGCTCTGGTACAGTAGCTATTCGAGGCAGTTACAATGTCAGTTCTATAACTGATAACGGAACTGGGGAATATACTGCAAACCTTACAGAGGTTATGAGTGATGTTAATTACTCCGTTATTGTTGCACATTCTGGATTAGGTGCTGCGGGAGCTGACCCTTCTGGGAATCGTATGATAGGGGTTAGTATTATATCTACCTCGGCAGTGCGAATGGAATGTAGGTCTATAACCAATGTCCTTGAGGATTACCCACAAATATTTGTATCGATTTTTAGATAAAAGGGAAACAAAATGACACAAAGAATTTTAATCACAAACGACAACGGTGCTTCTATTGGAGTCATCGTTCCTGCTTCACAACACACAGCTGAGTTCTGCATCAAGGATGTTCCAGTAGGTGATAAGTATAAGATTGTAGACGCTAATGACGTACCTTCTGACAGGACATTTAGAGATGCTTGGGAAGAAACTGATGTATCTGATTGGAAGGTGAAAGCGTAATGACTAGCTCAGTCGTATCAGATAACTTTGAAACGAGTACGGGTGGTCTCCCTACTCTAGGTGGGGATTCTGTAGAGACTAGGTTGTGTTCAGCTTGGGTAAACTTTAATGGTACGGGTACAGTTGCTATTAGAGATAGTTATAATGTTAGCTCTATTACTGATAATGGTGATGGGGATTATACGGTTAATTTTACTGTGGCTATGGCTAATAATAATTATGCCGCTACTGTCGCTGGTGGTGGGTCAAGCGCTTATCTGGGTGATGTTAAGACTGACTCAACAACATATACGAGGACGATTTCCGCGCTACCTATATTAACGTTTAATACTACTCCTGCCACCGCTGATGTAACTTCTATTAACGTAACAGTATTCGGAGGTAAATAATAATGAAACGTATTATATTCACAAACACTGATGGCGGCGTGTCAATCATAGTCCCGTAGCTTACGAAGTATAGTAATTTTTAGATAAGGAAACAAAATGACAATTACAGTAAATAATACCAAAGCAGCAGAGATTACAAAAGAGGCTATCAGAACCTACCGCAAGCCTTTACTAGAAGCACTTGATGTAGACTACACACGTGCCGTAGAAGTTGGTGGTGATACCTCAGCTATCGTAGCCAGCAAACAAACTCTAAGAGATATGACAGCTACTGCTGATGGTAAGAGTGTAGATGAGTTAAAGGCTATTGTTGAAGGGTTAGTCTAATGGCTAGTGAAATAAGAGGGAGTGATAACTTTGATTCTGCTACAGTGGGAATGCCTGTGGGTACGGTTATTGACTTTGCTGGCACTGCACCCCCTACTGGCTTTTTAACCTGCCCAATACGCGGATTTATTCACGGCTATTGGCACAACATGGGGTGTAGGTGATGGCTCAACAACTTTTGGATTGCCGTGGTTCGCGGCCAATTATGCAAGCGTTCAGGCTAATGCTAATGTAGGTACGGCAACTATTGGTGAAAATTTAGCACATACCCACACAACTAACATCTGGTGGGCTTCCGCAGGTGGCCTACCCTATGGAGAAGCTGCAGGTGTTTCTGGTTATACTAATCGAGGCTCATCTTCTAGCGGCGGGTCAGCCAACTTGGCCGCAGGTGTTCGCGTTCTTAAATGTATTAAATATTAGGATTGAAAATGAAAACAGTATACTTATATGATGCGGTCACAGGCTTTACTCTTGGTGAGTGGCAAGCACAGGAAAGCCCTTTGGAGGAAGGCGTTTTTATAACACCTGTATATTCAACCGATAAAGAACCGCCAGCAGAAGATAAAAAAATAGCCAAGTTTGATAAGGAAGAATGGGGACTACTACCCAACCTTAAAGGCGAAAGATACTGGTTAGCAGACGGCACTGAACAAGAAATTACAGAAGCTGGTATTGCCTTCCCTGATAATGCGTTATTAGAAAAACCAAAGCCAGCCCCTCTAACATACAAAGAACTACGAGCAAAAGCATACCCATCTCTAAAAGAGCAAGCTGATATGGCTTACTGGGACAGACAGAATGGCACAACTACTCTTGATGATGCTATTACTGCGGTTAAGACTAAATATCCAAAAGGTTAATCCTCAATGAACGAACACGACTGCGCGGTTATGGAAACTACACTTAAAGAACATACTAGAGACATCCAACACTTCTACAATAAACTAGATAGAATGGATGATGACTTGGACTCAATCAAGGCAAGCCTTAACCAGATTAAATGGTTAGCAACTGGTGGGCTAGCATTTTATGTAATAGATAACGTAGGTTTACTGGAGGTATTAACAAGATGATTTCTTTTATAGCAAACGTAGCCCCTATTCTTTTAGGCTTTCTAATGAAGCTATCAGCTATTAAGTCACAACAGGCTTCAGACGCACATAAGATGATGCTAGAGGCTATGACTGTTAAATCTAATATCATGGATAAGGCTAGAGGTCAATCGAACCGTGAGAGCCCTATGGCAGCCCTTAACAGACGTGTACTAATCTTTGTTATACTAGGTATGGTAGCAGTGTACCCACTAGCAGGACTCTTTGGGGTAGATACTACTATCCCTGTTGTTAAAGAGGGGTTCTCTTTCTTAGGGCTCTTTAAAGCTAGTGACACAATAGAGATGGTAAAGGTAGAGGGACTATATAAATTTGATGAGATATTCTCTTGGTGTTCTCTAATAGTAGAGTTCTACTTTGGTTCTCAAATAGCAAAAGCATCTTAATAAAAATAAACCTTGACAAACCTGTCTAAATATGATATAATATATATAGGAATTTAAATGACTCACTTAGAAATAGTAAACAAACTACTAATTAGATTAAGAGAAAGAACAGTTGGTACTGTATTAGAGACAACATACTCATCTCTTCTCTCTTATCTAGTTAATGATGCAAAGGAGCTAGTAGAGTCTACTTGGAATTGGTCTGCTTTACGTAATACTCTATCAGCTACTACCACAGAGGACATCTTTGCATACGAACTAAATGGTACTCAGAACAGCCTAACAGTCTTAGATGTTCTTAATGATACCGATAACTTCTTTATGGAATACAGGACTGCCCATGAGTTTAATAAACTCTTCCTAGCTACTACTCCTGAGAAGGGGTCTCCTAGGTTTTATAGTTTTAACGGTGTCTCTTCAGATGGGGATACAACAGTAGATGTTTATCCTATTCCTAACGGAGCCTATGACTTGAGGTTTAATATTGTACAAAGAAATCAAGAGTTAGTTGGAGACTCTGACAAACTTACTATTCCTAATAGACCAGTAGAGATGTTAGCATACGCTATGGCAATTGAAGAACGTGGTGAGGATGGTGGTGTATCTTCTAGCTCTGCTTTTAATAAAGCTCAACAAGTGCTAAGTGATGCAGTAGCTTTAGATGCAGCTAAGCACCCAGAAGAAACAGAGTGGTACTCAGTATGAGAGCAAGGTCCGTATTTAAAGCCTCTCTAGCTACTTCAAACGAAGTCCTCTATACAGTCCCTAACAACACTAATACTAAGTGGGTATCGTTATTTGTTGCTAACTCAGCAGGTACTACTACTAGTGGTGTGATTATTAAAGCTAATACTACTCGTAAGAATACAAGTAATGTTGATGTAGTGGAGGCTGTTGAGGTACTTGGCTCTAAGTCTTTAACAGCAGGTGAACATATCCTTTTAGGTAATAGTGACTTTGCATACCTAGAAGCAGGTGATACGATTGAGGGGAGTGCTGCTGCTACTGGCGTGGGTGTTATCCTTACCTTAGAAGAAACTACTGGAATAGTGAGTACACGATAATTATGGCTAAACCATTACAACCAATGACATTAGAAGCTCCAGGCTTTCTTGGGTTAAACACTCAAGACTCAGGAGTTACCTTGCAAGAAGGTTTTGCACTACATGCTGATAACTGTTTAATAGATAAGTACGGTAGACTAGGCTCTCGTAAAGGTTGGGCTTATCGTACTAGTAAAAGAGACACAGTAGTTGGAGACAACGTAGGGTTAAACCTATTAGGGGCTCACAGCTTTCTAGACCTTGCAGGGACAAACACTTACCTATCTTGGAATAGCACCCTACTGTTTAAGGGATATGAAGATTTAGTAACACTTACACCTTCTACCACAGACACAGTAGTTGCAGGTGGTTGGCAAGCTGCTACCTTAAACGATAGTGCGTACTTCTTCCAGAGAGATTATAAACCCCTATACTATACAAATGAAACAACTGCTAGTGAATTTAAATCTATCGATACTAAAATTGGCTTTACTGGAGCTGCTCCAAAAGCTAATGCCGTTCTTTCCGCTTATGGAAGGTTGTGGGCTGCTGATACCTCGACTAATAAGACTACTGTATACTTTTCAGATTTACTAGATGGCTCTAAGTGGGGTTCTGGTAGTGCTGGCTCCCTTAACATAGCAGGTACGTTTAGTACCAACAGTGATACTATCGTAGGTCTAGGCGCACATAACGGTGCTTTGATAATATTCTGTAAGAACTCTATTGTTATATTTAAAGATAATGATTCCTTCCAAGGTAGCTTTGACGTAACTACACTTCAGTTAGTAGAGACTATTGAGGGTATCGGATGTATCTCTAGGGATAGTATACAAAGTACAGGTACTGACATCTTATTCTTATCTAGTACAGGGGTTAGGAGTTTAGGTAGGACTATTCAAGAGAAGTCCCAACCACTACGAGATATATCTAAGAATGTGAGGGATGACCTAGCAACATTGGTAGACAATACTGCTGACCCACAAAGTATAAAAGCTGTCTACTCTCCAACTTCAGCCTTCTACTTACTAGCCTTTCCTAGCTCTAAGGCTGTGTACTGTTTTAATACTAAGGCTACCCTTGAGGATGGTTCATACAGAGTCACCACTTGGAATAACACAACCCATACTTCATACTTATATGACAACCTTAACAAGAGGTTATTGACTACACAAGCAAATGGTATAGCAGAGTACTTTGGCTACCAAGATAATGGTGTGGGATATAGATTTAGTTACTTTACTAACCACTCAGACTTAGGTCAAAGTGCTAACACTAAAGTTGTTAAGAGAGTAGGTACTACCTTGATTGCTCCAGAAGGTCAAACCTTTGTTGTTAAGGTAGGTGTAGACTACTCTGAGAACTACACCTCATACCCTTTTGTCCTTTCAACAACTGGTACTATTTATGAGTACAGTTCAACAGAGTATGATATTGCAGAGTATAGTGGTGGTACGAGGATAGAGAATGTGAAAGCTCCAGCAGGAGGTAGTGGTGTTGTACTACAAGCTGGTATTGAATCAGAGATTAATGGTGCGCCATTCAGTGTGCAGCGATTAGATGTTTATGTTAAATTAGGTAGGGTAATCTAAATATGTCAAATTATATAAAAAGTACGGATTTTGCAGTAAAGGATGGGTTACTTACAGGGAACCCTTTAAAGATTGTCAGTGGTACAGAGATTAATGATGAGTACAATGCTATTCAAACTGCTGTAGGAACAAAGGCAGACACCTTATCCCCTACACTGACAGGAGTTCCACTATCCCCAACAGCAACAGTAGGCACTAACTCAGCTCAATTAGCTACAACTGCTTTTGTAACTACTGCACTTACTAACTATAACTCTGTGGTAGAAACTTTATTACAAGCCTTATACCCAGTAGGTACAATATACACTAACGCTACTAGTGGCACTAACCCAGCAACCTTAGTAGGGTTTGGTACGTGGGAAGCCTTTGGTACTGGGAGGGTGTTAGTTGGGCTTGACAGTAGTAATACTCTTATGGATGGAGTAGAGGAAACTGGGGGTAGTGCTGATTCTGTTGTTGTTAGTCATTCTCACACTGCAACTGTATCAGACCCTGGGCATACTCATGTAATATCTAGAATATTTGTTGAGTCGGGAATTAATGCTTTTGACTACGGAGGCGGGCTTGTAGGAACTTCAGTAAACACAGAGTCATCGGCTACAGGTATAACGGTAGCTAACAGCACTACTGGCTCAAGTGGCACTAATGCTAACCTACAACCATTTATTACTGTATACTACTGGAAGCGAACAGCCTAAATGGAAATAACCTACATACGCCCAACAGATTTAGATAGTATCTGGACTAAAGTAAAACCTTTTATGGAAGTGGCTGCTGAGTATACTTACGGTAGATTCACAACTAATGATATTAGAACAGAGTATAAAAAGGGTAGCCAGCAGTTCTGGTTAGCTCATGAGGGGGAAGAGGTGTTAGGCTTCTCTATCACAGAGGTAATGGACTACCCTCAGACTAGAGCCTTAATCATGCACTTCACAGGGGGTAAAGATTTACCTTTGTGGAAAGCACCTATGCTAAAAGATATACAAGAGTTCGCAAAGACTAACGGTTGTGACATCATAGAGTCTTACGGTAGGGTTGGTTGGGGTAAAGTATTTAAGGAAGATGGATACAAATCCAGATTTACGTTTTATGAATTGCCAGTGGAGAGATAAGAACATGAAGATTAAAGAACTATTAGTAGATTTATTAGAGCCCTTTTACTATGAGACATTTATGCCTTGGTTTGAAAATAGTGGTTTTATCTTATATGGTGGTGGTGGTAAGGGCAAGAAGCCTAGAGCTGCTGCCCCCCTAGCTGGTGTGGAGTTTAAGCCCTATGCCTTAACAACCTCCACAGGAACTACTACTGGTGCAACAACTCCTGGTGGTGGCTTTGGTGCGGATGTAGAACTTGACCCTACCATAGCAGCGTTAGGACAAGCTGGGTACGAAGGGGCTCTAGGACTCCAGCCAGACTTACTAGCAGCTATCAAGGATAGACCAGACGACTTTGCGTTTGACTATGACCCTAGAGCTGCTGCTAAAGAATATTATACAGAACAGGCTGGACTACTAGAACCTCAGTTTGCACAACAAAGACAAGACCTCAAGAATGACCTCTTCGGTAGTGGTCGTATGGGGTTAATGTTGTCTGGTAGTAGTGTTGGTGCTGGTGAAGGTGGTATGGTTAGTCCTGATGCTTTCGGGTTAGGTAGAGCTCAATCTCAAACCTTAGCTGGTATTAGTGCTGACTCTAGACAGAGAGCCTTAGCTGAACAACAAGGTTTGTTTGGCATTGCTAGTGGAGCTTACGGTATGAATCAAGGCGCACAGCAACAGTACCTACAAAACCTACAAGGTGGTAGTGCTGGTCTAATGGGTCAAGGTGCTGGTATCTCAGAACTAGAAATGAATCTGATTAACCAAGGTCTCTCTATCGAGCAAGCTAGGTCTGGAGCTTTATCAAACTCTGCTATGGCAGGTGCACAACTAGCTCAAGCTACCCCACAGAAAAGGGGTAAGGGTGGTGGTCTCTTAGGGGCTGCTGCTTCTTTAGGTAGTGCCTATATGATGGGACCAGCAGCACCAGTAGGACCGTGATGGTTACCTTCAAGTGGATTATGAGTTATTAGGGAGTAAATAATTATGGCTAGACAAACCGTACAAGATATACTTAGAGCACAAAGAGAGTCAAGAGATAGGCAATATGGGGCACTGCAAAATTCTTACCAACGAAACCTTGCTATGGGTAATGAGTATGCAGACCAAGATTACGCATTGCAAACATTAGCAACTGCCTTAGGTAATAAGTTAGCTGGTAAGTACAAGAGTGAGTCTCCAGAGATGACAGCAGCTAGGGCAAATGATGCAGAAGATATTGCTAAAAAAGATTTAGATGCCAGTATAAAGAGAGAGATGTTTATTTATAAAAACTCTCAGGATTTGCTAGGGGAGTATGACCCAACCAAGGCTGGTGTGGTAGGGGAACACTATGATAGAATACTAAATGGTATTAGTAGTAATACTGTGGGAGAAGGAGAAGGTGCAGCCCCTCCTGAAAGTGTGCTAACAGCAGGTCCAGGTACATTTAACCAAGACCCTACAATCCCTCAGCAGGTAGAGGGTGCTGACGTATTCACTAGTGGTATTACAACACCTCCTGCAGAAACTAATAAAGCAGAGAGAGATGCGTGGCTTAGGAAGTCAAGACCTGGTGACCCTTTTAGAGTTAACTCAGTTAGAGGCACTGCAGTAGAAAAAGACAAACAGCTCTGGCAGTTGTATAGGGAGTCTCTTGGCACCAGCAACCGTCCTGTATTCAAATAAATAAGGTAACACACACACACTATGACAACTTTGTATCAGAAGCAAGACGATGGAAAGATAGCCACCTTTGATGGGGACTCTAAAGAGTTCTTATCCTTTGTGGATGAGTTACCTCAAGGCACGGCATACACTCCCCCTACGGAAGCAGCAGGTCCCTCTGGTGGGGACATAGCTAAAGGCCTAGCTGCTGAAATTGCTATTGGAGCAGGGGCACAGGTTGCGGGGGCTGCTACTGGTATCGGCTACCTTCCTATTGCATTTGCTGGTGGTGTTGCAGGTAACATCGCAGCACAAGAGATAGAGGGTGCTGAAGGCATTTCTTGGGGTAGGGCCTTAGTAGCGGGTGCTGCTAACTTAATACCTGCTAGCAAGGCTTTACAGGGCATTGGGAAGGGTACTGTTATAACTAAGCAGTTAATAGCTGAAGCTGCTAAGGACCAAGCGTTTAAAGGTGCTGTCATTGGTGTTAGTGATACTACAGCTCGTGCTACGATAGATGAGGATAGGATGCCTACACCTCAAGAGTTATTGACAGGTGGGTTAGCTGGTGCTACATTCGGTGGGGTGTTAGGTGGTGTATCCCCTAAAGTCTCTAAATCAATTAGTGGTATGTTTGCCTCTAAGGTTGGTAAAAAGATAGAGGGTAAGACACCAGCAGAGATTGATGAGTTAGTTAAGAAGGGTGTCATTACTCGTGAGGAGTTGTCTGAGTTAACTGACATGCCTCTAAAAGATGTAGCTAAGAAAACAGTATTAGCAGACGAAGCTAAGGAAGTTGCTGAGGCTGAAGAGTTACTAAGGAAAGAGTCTGGTGGACTAAACTGGTTCCAGAAGACTTTTGCAAAGTGGACTCCATCTATTACTCTTGGTAAAGAAGTTCAGAATTTAATTATCAAACACTCTAACCTTACTACAGGTAACATAGCTGCTGCATCTAGGATAGAGAGAAGTGTATCAACAGCTATCGAGAAGAACCCAACCCTACTACCTAGTGTAAATCAGTACCTAGACACAGGTGTTATGGATAGCTCCTTAAAAGGAACTCTATTAGAGACAGACTTAAAGTTCTATGACAAGCTAAGGTCTGAATCACAACTATCTTTGATAGACCAACTAGATGAGAATAGCTTTCTTAAGATGACTCGAGAGGAGACACAGGCCTTAAGTAAGATAGTACAAGATAGCTACAAGAATAAGAACTACAACACTAGAGAGTATAAAATGTTTACGGATAGTAAATATGAACCTAGTGCACAACAGAGAGCGGCTGCGGTTGAAGAGATTGCAGAGAAAGAAATGCTAAAGGGTAATGTAAAGAGGGCAGAGGCTACAGAGATAGCAACTAAGAAAGTACAATCCCTATTAGATAGTAGTGCTTTTGCTAGGTCTGTAAGTGGTGATAACAAGAACAAAGCTTTAGAAGGTGTATTTAGGAAACGTGCAGATGTTGGAGAGGCAGAGAGAGAATTCCTTGGAGAGATTACAGAACCAGGTGAGAGGATTAGAGGTACTCTAAGTTCTTTAACTAGGATTGTAGAGAGGAACTCTGGGGATATTGCCATTGCTAAGACACTAGAGAAAGCAGGTCTAGCTACCGCTGAGAAGGGTGCACCAGCTCATTGGATACCTTTAGTAGTTAGAGGGAACTTAGACACAGGTCTACATGTACCTCCTGCTATCAACCAAGCTCTGATTAAGGACTACCTTACTAAAGAACAAAGACCTGCTAACGAACTCTTAGACATGATACAAGACTTCTGGTTTGCTGGTACTGGTGCTGCTAAGGCAACTAAGGTTCTATTTAACCCATCCTCTTACGGAGTGAATGCGTATGGTGGTATGGCTACTATGCTAGGTATGGGTGTTGTACCTAATAGAGCTTACTTCAAAGGTCTTAAGTTAGCACTGTCTGAATTTAATATAGTAGAAGACTTAGCTAGTGGTGGTAGCCCAGCAGCTAGGAAAGCTATGCTTACTGACATGAGGGACATGGAAAGGTTTGGTCTGTCTAATGCTAATATCTTAGTATCTGATGTTAGGGATACGTTAGATGCTGGTAAGATTTCTACAGCACTCTCTGATAAACTAACCCCTGTAGGTAAAGTCTACTCTGCTACGGATACTGCTGCTAGATACCAAGTGTGGGTTCATAATAGGGCAGTAGTAGGCAAGCTGTTCCCTGATATGGATAGTGAAGGTATTAAACAAAGAGCTGCTGACTTAACAAATGATACATTCCAGAACTATGCTAGGTTGAATGACTCAGCTAAGACTCTTTCTCGTATAGGTGTTATGCCACAGTTTGCTTCTTTTACTTTAGAGTTTGCTAGAAACATTACAAACCAAGTAAAGGTATCAAAGCAGATGATGATGGGTACGTTTGGAAAAGAGTTAGGGATTACAAACCAACCTAACATCGCTGCTATGAAGTTAGAAGGAGCTAAACGTATGGCTTCACTAACAGCAGTAGTAGGTGCAACGGAAGCAGGAAGAAGAGCGTGGAATGAAGAGCAGGGTGTTACTGAGGACAAAGAGAAATTATTAACTAACCTTGTCGTAGCTCCTTGGGATAAGGGCAAGTCTCTTAGCTTTAAGATGAGTGAGGATGGTAAGACTGGTGAGTATATGAACTTATCCTACCTTTCTCCACATGCTATGATAGCAGACCTTATTAACGCTGGCCTAGGGGAAGACCCTGCAGGAGACATTGCAGAAGGTCTGTCTGAGTATTTTATAGGTGAGGGTTCTTTCCTACTACAAGAAGCCTCTAGAGGCTTAGCAAACAGGGATGAGTATGGTAGAACTATCTCTAACTCTCCAGATAAACTAGTGAATGCTCGTAAGAGAGTTGCTCACACCCTCTATGAGATACTTGAGCCTGGAGTCTTTAGGGAGTTTGAGAGGGGCTTAGACCCAGAGTTTACTAGAGAAGAGATGGCTTTAAGGTTAGTAGGTATTAGAAATAATAAGTTTAATATTGAGGAACGTTCAGTACAAACTGTTAGGTCTAACATCTTTGCTGGTAGAGACTCTTTTAGAGCGTATAACTCTATGCGGAACAAGGGGGATGATAGCCCACAGGCAATGGCTAAAGCATACGAGGAAGCTTCAGCTGACTATACTGCCAACATGAAGAATACCCTAGAGAATATAGGTAGTATGAGAGCATTAGGTTATGACCAAGATAAAATAATTGGTATCTTGAAAGAAGCTGGTACAAAAGGTTCTGATATACTAAGTTTGTTAGAAGGTAGAATCAATATCCCTGCCCCTGATAAAGAACCAACTACTGCTGACATCTTTACTGAGTTAGGGTTAGACACTGCTACTCCTAAAGAGTTTAGTAAGAAGGTGGGGGAAGTCTTTAAGACAGATGCGAACCTAGCTAAAGCTTTAAGGGATAGGTACGTAGCTAATAGGAAAGCTAAAGTGAGAGGGGTCTCTGCTTATGATACTGTAGTCAAGGGGTTGTCTCTTGAAGAGAGAGCTGAGTATGCTATTAAGACAATAGGAAACAATCCAAAGGTACTGAACGAACTCTTTAAGAAAGGGATTGTAACTAAAGGTGTTATGATTAAAATGAGAGAGATGGGTTACAACAGTAAGGGTAACTACAAATAAAAAGAAGAGAAGAAAAAAGGGGCAATTAAGCCCCCTTCTCTATTCTATTTTAAATATATAATACACTACTCTCACAATGACGAAGTCTAATGTCATAATGAATGTAATGTCTTGTGAGGGGGTGGATGGAAACTCAACCCCCAACCCCATTCCTGGAATCCAACTCCATGACATACCGTGACATTTCATTATCTATTCCTCCCTTAGTTATACTTCACAAGACTTACCTGAGCAGGCAAGGTTATCTTTAGCTTCTGTATTATCCTCTCCTTCTATTACTTCTGTCAAGTCTATCTTAGCTAACTGCTCATACATTAGATGATACTCTTCTTCTGTACAATCTGTGAAGGGTGCTTGCTGATATGTTCCCCCGTTGTATGGTAGTACAGAAATACCTGTATACTCTTCTCGGTTATCCCACATCCACTGTCCACACTCTTCCCACTCATCATCCTTCAAGGAGATAGTACAACTTACATTGTGTGTGTTATCCCCTTTGTTATGACCATTGCCAACCCACTCCTGATTAAATCTCCGTACTCGTTCTAGTAAGTCTTTGTAGCTCTCAGTCCTTAACATAGCCCCTTTAGGTGCTTTCTGTGGGAAGCTCATGACTGCTTCTAAGTGAGGCTTATGAACACAGTCTTCAATTAGGTCTGGTACTTTAGACTTCATGTAGGCATATAGTGGCTCGTTCTTACCAACACGCATACGACGAATATAATAGTCATTATGCCAAGCGTGTATGCCACTGCTTGAACCCAAGACCAGTGAGGTAGTTCCCGCAGGTTTAACAGTAGTAATCCGATAACTGATATTAATACCAATAAGGTTAGCAACACGGGCGTTCTCCTCTTTAGCTATTTCTGCAGACTCTTTCAGGTCTAACTTTAGTACAGCTCCACTTCCAATCCCAGTCATAGACACACCTAGTAGGCCTTCTCTCTCTGTTGTCTCTTTCCATACAGAGCGAAGGTAGTGGAAGTCTGTGTACCCAGCTTGTAGTGTACCAAGTAAGGTTGCAGCTTTTACACGAGCGTTTAGTTCCTCTTGTTTTGTTACATCACTTACGTTTACTTCTACTAGGTTACAATATTGGTTAGGCATTAGGGCAATCTCACAGCAAGGGTTACTACCCATGTCATAGTTGTTAGTCCAGAACACACCTGGCTCACCACTACCTGAGTCTTCTACCTTCTTCCAGATATCCTTCCACTCATCCTCAGTGGTATCATCTCGGTGTAACACCACAGAGTTGTTAGCTCTACCACGTTGAGGGTTTAACTCCCACCAAGCTCCTGCCTTAGCTGATAGCATATCTAAGTCATCTTTATCAAACAGACTAATCAAAGCTGCTCTACGTATACCACCAGTTAATACTGCATCTGCAATGTGACAAATCATATCATGTACTTCTAGTGGTTGTAGTTTTCTACCCACTGCATCATTAAGTACACTACGTAACTTATCTAAGCAGATACGTAATGGGTCTGGTCCAGGAGCTTTACCACCACTTGTTACTAACCTAGCACCCTTATGTCTAATGTCTCGGAAGTCAAACTGTGGGTCACTCTTACCTTTAGTGTATGCCTTGATTAGCACTTTAACGGCATCTGCCCAGCCTTCAATTGAATCCCCTACTAAGAACCTACGTTGACGCTCTAGAGGCCCTACAATGGTTGGTAGCTGCTCTGTGTGACGCTTCTGTACTGAGTAGCCTACACCACTACCACCTAGTAGATTAAACATAGTCTCACTGAAGACAGCAGGGTGGTCTACTGGTGAGAAGGCACAGTTAAACATACGGTTGTTGCTCAACTCAATAGGTCTTCCACCAAATTGTAAGCTACGCATAGAAGGTAGTATTTGTTTGGCGTATACATACTTGTAAGCAGAGACTATCTCCCCTTTAAAGTCTGGGTACTTACGTACATGCATGTCAAGGTTACGGTCTACTAACTCTGCCCATGTCTCTCTACGTTCAAGACCATCTACATACTTTGCGTACTTGTTGAAGACTGTAATGTTTGATAACAGTTCTTGTGAATTATCCATTGCGTGTTTCCTTGTTAGTTTGTAATTGTATAAATTGATTGGGGGGAATGTGTCTACCCAAGCTTTCACTCTCGTAGGTCTCCAATCATCTTATCTATATAGTGTCTAGCTTTCTCTAGGTCTTGCTTCTTATTATCTTTATCTCGTAGTAGGTACTTCAGGGCGTTACCTGCATAGAACCCTAGTTTATACTCATCTACAATATCCCAAGGTTGGATGGTGTACTTCTTGTAATGGTCACCACCTACTTGTATATCTTTAAAAGCCTTAGCTACTACTTCCTTTGTCTTCTCTGTCATTTTTATCTTCCTTACTTTGTCTAGGAACCAGTCTGGGTTGTTAGTCCTGTCGTGCATACTTATCCTCCAAGTATCTAATACTAATAGGCATCTCATCGAAGCTACCATTCTCTACTTCATTCAATGTCCAGATTCCTTTCCAAGAACCGTTTCCTTGATACCCTAAGTAGCTCTCATCGTGTTGGTAGAAGATACCTGCAAACAATCCCGTTAATCTAACCCCATCACCACGCTTACCAAAGGCTATGTCTCTATCCTGAACATGCCCCATAATACAGCTCATCATCTTCTTAGTTAGTAAAGCTCTTGCACTGGCTACTGGTCTACCCATTACACCTGAAGTGAAGTAGTGGGCAAAAGCTACACCCTCTAAGATGACTGGCTCTAGAAAGTCATACACTTCCCAATCACTTAAGTTTAAATCTTTAAAACCAATGACATCCTCTAGGATAGCATCATACTCTACTGCCCGTTTGATACGCTCCTCATGGTTACCCATACAGTATACTAACCTTGGTGTCCACTGCTTCTTCTTACCTCGCTTCAACCTCTTCATTTCTTTCTTGATAGGCTCTAGTAGTATGTCCATTGCTTCATTACCTGAGCTTATGTCATCCTTATAACGCCTACCCTCAAAGGACTTCTTGCCTTTGTCATAAGAGGAGAGGCTAGGCATATCCCAATGGTCACCAATATGTACAATGTAATCTGGCTTAAGCTCTGCTATGTACTCACCAGCCCACCTGAGATGGTCCATTGGTACACCCAACTTAACTTGTGTATCTGGTATTACTATAATTCGTTTACTCATAGCCTAATCCTTTCTAAAAACAAGTGGTGGTGCAACTTGCACCAAAGCAGCAAGTGGTACACATAACCACCTTACCACTAGGGTCGATGAAAGTGTTAGAAGTACACACTGCATACGCACTTAGTGATGTTACAAGTAAAGCTGTTGCGATTAATAATCTTTTCATTGTACTACTCCTTATTTATAATTAAACATTCCGCTTTTACATTCTCGGAGATAGTTTCTTGTACCAAACTATCATACATAAAATAGTAGCTGAAATTCTTAGTCGCCCAAAAACACAAATATGCAAACCCACAAAATAAACATATTGACACTAACACCGAAATACTTTTTTTTAAAACATTCATTTTACTATTCCTTTCCAACCTGTGTCAAATTGTCACGGGTTAAAGATACCCAAACCAATTCCTTAAAAATTCCTATAGGTAGTACATACCCATACTGATTATTGTTCTTCGTGTTGACTAAGTTAATAACCACAGTACCATCTTTCTCTATTGAAAAACAACCCTCTGCCCTTTGCTTAATATTTACATCCTCAGCATAAGCTTGGAACAGAAATACATTAGGGGGTGGGTCATACATAGTACATGGGGTGGTTGTTAGTGTAAGGAACACCCCTTTTGTTACCTCAGTTACTACCTCCTGAGGTGCTGCGTTAGCTGTCACTACTGTCATGAGGCCTACTAAAGTTAAAGCTATCGGATTAATCATAGTCTTCTCCATACTCATCTTTAAAGTCTTTCTCAAAAGCCCTGAAGGAATGTTCTAACTCACCTTGGTCCTCTTCAAAGTCTAACTCCTTAACTCCGTAGTCTTCGTCAACATGTTCAGCCATGATAGCATCTTTAATCAACCCTTTTAGTCTAAGGTCATTTAGTAAATCAATAACCTCTGTTATGGTCATTACCATAGGCTCCCCACAATCAGAACAAACCCTCTGGTAATCTACTACCTCAAACTCAGGCCCTTCTGCACCGCAAGAATAACAAATTAAACTTTCTTCACTCATAGCATCCACTCCTTCGGAATCTCACCAACACAATATTTAATATCCCTCTTGTTGCACCAATCACTGTATCTCTGCTTCTTTAGTTTGGTAGTCCATCCATCTGATTGGAACACCATTCTAATATCTACGTCTGGGTTACAAGCAATTACTGATTCCATCTTTGTTCTGTCACTAGGTTTGAACCAACCCTTTGCTTCTAGGTAAATGCCACTAGGCAACCTGAAGTCTGTAAGGTACGTTGCATACTGCAAGATGTTAACACCACCACAACCTTGACATACCATTTCCCTACTAGTCCTCTTACGATACTTTAAAGTGGTACACTCATATGTAAATCCCTCTGGTAAGGTGAGAGCTAAGCGAGTCTCAAGCTTACTTCGGTATCTGTTACTTTTCTGCTTCATTAGCGTACCCTTCTATGTTCATTGGCATTAGTGTATCTTTTTGAATCATCCACAAGAGCTGAGTGTTCTGTACCATTCTAGTAAACCACCCATCACCAAAGAACTCTTCATACTTCTCTTCTACTAACTTATCCCAGTCTTCTCTTTTGGTTTCGTCCAACAGCTTCTCTGCTTTCTTAGGACCAATACCCTTAATTCCTGGAATGTTATCTACCTTATCTCCCATCAACATCTGCTTGTAGAAGAACTTAGTACCCCCTTCTGGTGTTACTGTTTGCCACTCTTTCTTAACGTAGTTGTAATGCCACCCAGCCACCATCAATAAGTCTTTATCTATTGTAGCTATTGCTGTCTCGTTTGTTTGGTGTTCAGCTAGTGCATCATCAGCTTCTTTCCCATCTACAATCTCAGTGTTATAGTTCTTCTCTAGATAATCTCTTATTGCTTGATAGTGTACTGGCTTACTCACACCCTTTCTATTAGCCTTGTACTCAGAATCTATTGTATACCTAAAGTTATCCTTTCCTGTCAGAAACCCTACATACTCATCAGGTCCCGTATCATTCAATAGGGAAGTCATAAACCTCTTTACAGTGTACAAAGCATAGCGCACTGGTTCTGCTTCTATCTCCCCATCTGGCATCTTATGTTGTGTAGCAAACCCTACTCTATATACTATAGGGTCTAAGTCTATTAATAGTTTCATATAGTCTTACCTTTCTTGGTGCGCCCAGCAGGAATCGAACCTGCAACCCCCAGCTTAGAAGGCTGGTGCTCTATCCGATTGAGCTATAGGCGCAATCCCTATTAGGAGAAGTCTGGAGCTGTGTCCTCTTCACCAGAAGCTCGGTTGTTATCTACACACCAGCGAGGTAAGCCATACATAGCCTTCTGTGCTGGGTTGTTCTCATCATCTACATCACCAGTACACCCATCAGTAATACCACCTTCTGCTACATCCTTCTGATACTTCTCTGGGATGGCTAGGATTTCTTTGATGTTAGCATACCCACCACGGTGAACAACTTGAACACTACAAGGCTTACCAATTACAGAATCCCAGTCTGCTACTTGTCCCTCTTTAGCTGAAGAAGAGAATACCTTAAACCGCTTAAGCTCATTACCCATCTCTGTTAGAGTACGTAGGATGTTGAAGCCATTAGTCCACATAAGCATTGGGTTAGTCTCTCCTTCATATGTACGAGTCTGTCCTAGAATCTCAATACCTAATGCTAACTGTTGGATAGGTGCTCGTACACCCTCACCAAAATCTTTCTCCCGCTTCTGCATACCTAAGTCTGCTACATAAACTAAACGACCTTCATACTCACCTTCTGGTAGTATATCGTTCTGGTCTGTACTTGCTGTTGCACTTGTTCTCTTGATAGCCATTCTTATTTCTCCTTGTTTAACTCAACTGTTATTGTAACACATTCTATACTATAAAGCAAGCTAATGTATACTTGCATAATTCTTACCAAACTGTACATCTACATCCAAGACTCTGTTCAAGCTGAACTTGTTATTAACTTCCTGTACAGCTAGCTTAAAGTATTCTTTCACCTTCTCTTGTTGGCCTTGCTTAACCTCAGCAATGACCTCATCGTGGAACTGCCCTAGTATCCTAACCCCACCTTTCTTTAGTTCCTTAACCCACATATCAAATAAGAATGTACCTGTCCCTTGATTAAGGGTGCTGAACTTATCTTTATCAGCCTTTAAGAAGTACCAAAACTTACTCACTGGGTTATACAACCACGTCTTACCCTTAATACTCTTTACTATACTCTCCTCTGCAATAGCCTTAACACTCCAATTACGTTCCCAATAAGCTTTATGTAGTTTCCTAGCTTCCCTCTCACTCATCCCTGCTTGCCTTGCGATAGTAGCTGCACCAGCACCATAGGTAGAGGCATAGTTAGCTGTCTTAGCGTTGTACCTAATCTTATCTAGTACCTCAGTCTTACCTCCCTCTTTGTATTGGTTAGCTTGCTCTTGTGTCATCATATTAGCTGCTACTGCAATGTCTAGGTGTGGGTCAAAGCCCTCTACCATCATCTCTTTTACATACTCTGCATCATGACTCCACATATAATGTTGCTTAGTCCTATCCTCAAGACTGCACATATCACTACCAATTAATTCATTAGTATCCTTTCTAACTGTTAGTAAACTTCTAATCTCCTCCCCATAAGGTTTACGTAAGCTAGGTATATTAACACAAGTCTTATGCTTAAACCTTAAGGTGTTTGTTAGGCCTTGTATACCTGCCACTACATAACCCTTCTTAGCTGACTCTAAGAGCCCCTTAACAATCGCTATACGGTGTCCAAGTACCCCCAAGTCTGATAGACTAGCTAACTCTGGGTGGTCTTTAATCATATTCTCAATAGAAGAACATAACATACCACTACTGTTTTTAATCTGAGGTACCTGTCTATCATCTACAAAGTTGAAAGTAGCTGGAACCCACCCTAAAGCGAACAACCAATCCTTAATCTGCTTAGAGCTACTAGCATTAGGTGGTAAGTTCCTCTGGAATACTTGCACTTCCCCTTGGTAATCAAACCCTAAATTCTTTTCTTCTACTAACTCCTTCCAACGTACCCCAACTACACTTAAAGTACCATCCATCTTAAAGGGCTCTTTAGGTCTAACTTTCTTAGTATACTTAGGAACTTCTGGCATGACAGAATGTAATGTATCTTTAGCAGTGTCTTGTCTCTCTATCATCAAGGATAGTAACTCCTCCCCCTGTACCTCATTAAACTTCCACCTCTCCTCCTCTTGCCCCCTGGCACAAGTCATCTTGAAGGTTAGGTATTCTACTAAGTCATTGTATTTACCCTCATATAGTGCATCTAAGTCCCCCTTCTGTAACTTCCAGAGTAAGGTATTTATCCTCACATCTTCCTTACATCGGTTCACATACTCCTCTAGTGGTAGGTTTTCCCAATCATCAACCTTAGGCTTAGGGATACCGAAGTCCTCCCCATAATGTGCTAGCCCATGCCTAGCCCTCGTTGGGTATAAGTACCAAGACAATGCTAATGTGTCCACTAACGTAGCCTTGATAGTTATATTTAGTAGTCTTTCTAATACAGGTATGTCATATCGTATGATATTGTGACCAACTAAGGTTGACACTTTGTTTAAACAGTCTCTCATCTCTTGATAATCTGTAATAGCTAGCCCGTCTATCACCATACAATGTATCTTTGTGGGGTTTAGACCATCTGTCTCAATATCAAATACACATTCCATACAACTCAATCCTCTGCTGAATAGTCATCTTGTAGTACATCACCCATAACTTCTTTTAGGAATGGGAAATCCTTAAATAAGAGTATAGCACACTTCTTAGCTATATCCCTATGTTCTTTTTGTGTTTCAACTCCACACCTCACAGTACAATAGGTAATCCAAGAGCGTAGTGTACCATTCATATACATAGAGGTACTTGTAAGACCTTCAGGTAGTAAAGCTCTTGCTTGTTCTTTAGCTACTCCGTTGTTTAAACTATATATGTAGGCTGAGACTGCAACAGCCCACACATCTTGTTGCATACCCCTAAAGTCCATGCTATCTTCACTGCTGATGCTGTTTTGCTTATTCTTAGTGTCTTGTAGCCTCATCTCCCTGAACTCTAAGTCTGGACTAGCTTGACTATAACGTTGGCTAAACTCTTGAAAGGAGAATGAGCGGTGTCTTAGAATCTGTCTGCCAATATCTCTCGTGGTGGTAACCTCCATTACTACGTTAACCATCTCAAAGATACTGAAGTGCTTATGATTGATACAATATTTTAATAATCCCCCACTTGTTTTAAAGTTCATTTGGTTATCAGGGTTAGATACCCTAGCACAGTAACTCACCAACTCTTCTGCTGTTTCCATACCCTCAACTAAAGGTTGAGTAATACCTACTATTTTTACGTTCATTTTTTAGTACCCCTTCACTTCTAAGTAAGTAATTGTTCTCTCATCAAAGTATACATCACAACTGTACCCTTGTCCAAAGTCTCTATCAAATAGCATCCTGAACTCACTCATATTCTTACGAGCTGGTTCACAATCCTCTGTCCTGTCTCGACTAATACCATGACCATAATGAGCCCACTTCTCCATCGCTCTACTACCTGTAAACTCTGAACTTAGTACCTTACCACCTGCTTCATGGGGTGTAGAGGTCTTAGGCTTAGGGTTAACATGACTGTAACAAAAGATTGAGATTGGATACTTCATAACCAAGTCTGCCATGTCGGTCATAATCTCATTGAGTTTATCATTAGCTTCACTACTAGCATACCTACTAATCAATGCTGTCAATGGGTCAATGATAAAGATATTAATATCATCAAGTAGGTGCATCTCTTCAATGGCTATACGTATATCATTCCAATCACGACTAGCTAACCTGTCATAGAACCTTACCCTACCATTCATATCTGTTAGCGTATTGCGTAAGTCTTCTATATCATATTCAATATCTGGTCTACTGTAATCAACCTTATCATGCTTACCTGCTAATTTCTTAGCTGTCTTAGCTGGTGCATTCTCAAGGTCAAACATACCAACCTTAGTGTTCTCTTTATAAATCAAATGTTCTACTAACTGGTGTTGGTGGTCTGTCTTACCAATCTTAGGAGCTGCTCCAACTATGTGAATGTTATGTGGCCTGATACCAAAGCAAGCCTTTGTGACTGTAGGCCATGGAAAACTGATACCCATCTCAGGTTTAATTAAAGCTTTATCAATGAAGTCTAACACATCCAACACTTCACCTTGTCGTACTGGTTGGCTATCCCACACGACTTTTTGATACAGCTCTTGAGTTCTACCAGCCTCCAGCATAGCGTTAGCATCCTTAAGGGGTAGCTCTGCCACCTTGAAGGTGTGAAAGGTCTTTAGAACATCCTTAACAGCCTTCTTACCAGCATCATCATTATCTAACACTAAAATAACTTCATTGTAAGACTCTACGAACGCCCTATTGTTAAGAATATCCTTAACTGCTGAGGTAACCCCTCGTGTTAGAGATACTACACTAGGTTTAAATGTTTTATACTTAGGGTCTGTATGAATAACAATAGCTTGGTATAAAGCCATAGCATCACAAGCACCCTCAGTAATAAACAACTTCTTACCCCCATTACGTTTAGCTAGTGTTGTTCCAAATAACTCTACATCTCCTTTTCTGTCACCTACACTACGAAAACCCTTATCTAATACAGTACGTTCCTCGTACCCTGTTACTAATCCCTCTTTAGTAGTAGGATAGTAATGCTTAACAATCGTACTTCCATCACTCTTACTGTAACCAACCTTAACATTAAAGAGGTCTACAACCTGCTTTTTAATACTTCTGAAGCCATCACTAGGTAACTTGCCTATCTCTTCTACTGTAATATAGCCCTCAGACGCACGTAGTGGCTCTGTAACGGACTTTCTACCTCCTACCATACCTACCCCCTCACTTAGCTCATTAGAAACGCTTAGACACGCAAAACAGAACGCATCTAAACTCCCATCCTCTTGCTCAAATATCTGCTTCCCATCAGAACTACCACACTCAGGACAGGAAGTTTTATATACTGGTGTACCTTTATTCATTGTATTACCGTAGTAGTCTTAATATTAACAATTAAGTCATTCATATCAAGAGCCTCCCCATTTGCGTATAAAGTCACCTCGTGTGTGTGTCCATCTTGTACTAATGACTCTATGACTAGGTAGACTATATCACTACCTGAAAACTGGTTAGTTTGTACAGATGTGTATGGGGTGTCTTCCTCCTCTATAGTAACCCCATAGTAATCATCAAAGTCATCATCAAAGCCATCAAAGGACACTTTGGTACCCTAACTCCCTTACTAAGTCTGAAACAACACAACGTTCCACAAAGGTATATGATACATCTTGCTCCATAACCTCTTTAAACTTTTGTAAGGCAGATAACATAGCTTTAAAGTCTGGCTCCGTAGTAATATCAATTTGTACTGTCCTAAAACCTGTAGTTAGAACTCTTGAACTAATCATTTTATACCCCCTCTATGTATGTAACGTAAACGATAAGACAAATACAACCACTAAAACTATTAATGTATATATTATCTTTAATAATATTAATTTGTATTTCTCTTTTCTCTCTTTTCCAACCCCTCTAACATTCTTCGATTGTATCATGGAAATACCCCAAAGTCAACTAAATCGTTATATTTATTTACTTCGTCAAGCCACTGCTCGAACTCTTGTAACTCTGCATACTCTAGATGGTTAATATCATCCTCGTAAAACTCAACATTATTATTATCATCATCATTAAAATCATCCATTTTAATCATCTCCCCAAATTAAGTAGTGTATAACTACTAGTACCACGATAAAAGAAACAGCTAGTGACATCCAAAACAATAGCTCTAACATCATAATAATATTACCCCTTATCTTTCTTCTTGTTTAAATACTCTTTATTAATCTTATCATTATCCTTGAGGATATTCAACCAAACTAATAATATAAATATGCACACCATTGCGCCAATCATCATAAATATAAAGTTACCTATCATAAATATTGTATCTAACATTTTAATACCTCTCATTTGAAGCAAGATAATTATCTATTGTAGCCGTCCAATATTCCCAATTATAACCTACATTAGCATCGTGGTATTTTTCACCTAACTTTAAAACATCAATACACTGGTCTTCTGTTAAGGTGTCATTAAGTGAAAGTATGTCTTTAATGTCCCAAGAGCTAGTAATTTTAAAATCTAACATCATAATAATATTACCTTTCGTTGTAAAGTTTAAGTTTAGAATTCATGGACTAACACAGAACCATCATTAAGCCCCTCAATGGTACCTGTCTGCTCTTGTAAGTCCTCCCAAGTGATTGGGCTACCATGGTCTTCAAGGGCTTCTTTAATGCTGGCATAACCTGCCCATTCACATCTAATGGCTACTAAGTCAAGCTCTAAGTCTTTCCCTGTGTCCTCACTGTATTGCTCATAGTATTCAAGTAATGCCTGTGCTTGGTAGTAAGTCCAATTAGCATACTCATCTGATAATAACATTCTCATACCTTCTGATTCGTTTACTACTCTGATTAGTGCCATGATATATGTATCTCCTGTTGTGTTGTAAATTGTATATTGGCTTAGATAGCCCCACAATACCCTGTTAAAGGCATTGAAAGATAGTTAAACCGCTTGCATAATGCGAGATGTTAGGAAAACAACCACCAAACTGATAATAAATTTTAAAAACATTACCAATCCCCACTTTCTAATAATTCATTTAATCTGTTGACTACTATTTGTGGGGTCACTGCCTCAAAGTACACCTTATAAAAATATTCAGATTGCTCAGGGTTTACAATCATTTCCGCGCATTGAATGTGACATTCTAAATAATCCGCAATCGCTTGAAACCCAACAGCACCATAATATACGGGTATACCACCATCACCAACCTCACCACCGTGGTGCTTCCACTCTGGACTTACTGCTAAATGTCCACCAACACAGGCGGACATACCACAGGTGTGGAGTTCTGCTTCCGTAGTCGATGTTCCATTCCAAGAGTCTTGCCAAGTTTCCATATGAAACGGTTTATCCACATCCAACGCCCGTTGCATTACATCAATTATTACTTTCAATCTACTACTATTAAATGGTTTCATTTTACTTCCCCTTTATAATTTACCTATTCAGGTACCTATTCATAATAAATGCTAAATGATTGATTATGAATGGCAAATTAACTGTGTTACCTATTCAAATACCTATTCAAGAATCCAGCCACGTAATTAATGCACCATAACACAAATAGGATAGAATAGCAATTATACAGTATAAAATCCAATCATGTTTCATTATTACAATCTTGGACAAAGTTTTCTCTCTTAACTATAGCTAAGTAAGTTTCAATTGTAGCTTCCCAATAGTCCCAATTATAACCCACATTTGCATCGTGGTATGTTTCACCCAGCTTTAAAACATCAATACATTGCTCTTCTGATAAGGTGTCATTGAGTGAAAGTATGTCATCGACATACCACATACTAGTAATTTTAAAATCATTCATTTCAATATCTCCATTGTTGTTGACTTAATCAGCCCCACAAGATGCTGTTTAAACACCTTGTAAAATGATTATGCTAATCAATTTCTAAATGTTCAAGTGCGAATTCTAATTGATTTTCTACGAATTGCCCAGTGCGTGTAAAATGCTCCACCTGCTTAACCGTGTCAATTTCCATTAAAAGATACTCAAGCGAACCAAGTCCAAATTCCTGTGCTACTTCTGCCATTTGTATTTGTCCTACCCTAATTTCATGCTCAGTGCTAAAGTCTAAATCACGTACAAAATGAAGGTAATCATGCCAAAATCTGAACGCCCAATTATGGTGTGGCTTTAGATAGATGGTATTAACACTTGCACCTTTATATACTTTATAAGGCTGAACGTTACGTAGTGCGGCTTTAAAGCATTCTTTTACCGTGTCGAATGAATCAGGTGCATTGTCACACTCTTCATAGTTTACGCCCGTTATACGTGTCACGTGTTGCGCCTTACGTGTAACAAAGTCGCTTAAGCGTGTCCGTGCCATTAATAAATTGTTGGTTCTATTGCTTGCTGGTATTGTTGTCATAATAATAATTCCTTTATATAAGTTATTTAATTAAAGTAGACAAAGCCACTTGCTTCAATTCTGAGGTATCTTGTAAGCTATCAACATGACAGTTGATAGTGTGCCACTGTATCCATCCGTAATTGTCAATCGTGCCTCTTGTGTTGTCTAGTGTAAATGAGTGAGTCATAATGTATTCCCTTATATTGTTTGGCTTAACTAGCCCCTCAAGACACTGTTTAAACAATGCCTTGATAGATAGCTTTACCAGTCTCTACGCAATGCTTCGTACATCTCTTTAAAATCGATCGCACCTTGTTCTGCATGTATCTTTTTATTAAAGATGTGTGTTGATAGTGGTGTAAGCGCATCTTCGTTTGCGTATAAGTTTACAATGTATTTTACAGGGAGTGTATTTCTTTTTGTAACTTCAGTAATAATCATTTTTAAAACCTTTCGTTTGTAGAGGCTAAACCAGCCCATCAAGACACTGTTTAAACAATGCCTTGATAGATAGTTAAACAACCTGCATGGTTTCCGAACATACCCCACATATAGGTAGAGCAATCTCCGCCCACTTACGCGATGTTCTTACAACATAGCCACAAGTCCCACACTCACATTTTATCATGCGCGTGGTTTGCTTTTTCTGCTTAGTGTAATCAATTTTCGCGTGTGGATAGTCACCTAGCACGGCAATGACATTGGTTTGAAGATAGTCAATCAAAGTATCGGTTGATGTTGTGGCTGTCATCTTACCTGTTAAGCCTACAGCTATAGCACACTGTTTAAACACCTTGCCATGTCCCGCTTGATTGCCTACAACAGCATGTACCAATTCATGAACCAATACTCCCAACATCATTTGGTTATCGTCAACGGTTGGAGATATCATAATCTCGGTTGTATTATCATCAGATGCGGCTGGAGACCAGCATTGCCCAATGGTGCGTAGTTTAGCACCGAATGCCCCCTTGCTCGGCAGGCCACACGTCAAGCGTAGTTTGTCAGGCAAGTCATAACCAGCCTTAACGAACAAGCCAGCCAGTATGATATCACTTGCTTGGTTTAGATAATCTTCTCTGTTTAATATTTTCATCTTAATACCTTTCGTTTGTTGTGGTGTTGCTAGATATAACCATAAACCCCTATATTCGGGATGTCAAGCATTATCTTTACATTTATATATGTAGTTAGTTAGAATGCATAGTTATGTATGTATCCGTAGAAGTAGGCTTGCGTTAAGGGGGGTACAAGCCACGAACTCCTCGTCACCTATAGGATAGCATAGGGGGATAAAGGGGGATAAGTACATTATGGGGAGGACTTCTTCAAGTGGAGGAGGAGTACTTGGGGCAGTAGTATAGGATGGTGTGGATATATGTGTATGGAGGTAGCCACCCCAACCCTCACCTCTATGTAAACTGCTAGAGGTACCGAGAAACTCACCGAATAACAGGCTAGAACACCATATAACTAGGGGGGAGGGGGGAATTTTTCTACTCTATATATATAGTACCCACCTAAATACAAAATAGTAGCTTTTAGGGATTCCCCATAAACTCCAACGAATACAACGACTTAGCTAAAGTATAATATAAACTGTTAAAGGGGGGAGATTTGAATAACACGCTACCTCTAGCAACTACGTGTTATTCAGATAATATTAAACTAAATAAAAATAAAGCTTGACAAAGGATTAAAAGTATGGTATAATCTTATTTCTTTGTTAGTTAAGAGATTTTAGGTTTGTTTGGTTTTGTACTTTCTCTCTTACACCACCACTACTCCTTCTCTCTTAGTATGGTGAACCGAGGGAAGCTATTATCATTACAGAAAAAACTACTACTACACTAGAAACTCCTCCTCCTCTAACTACAGAAGAGGCTAATGCTTTACATGTAGCTAAGAATACAGAGAAGAGAAAGAAAAGAGGAAGACCTCGTAAAGCTGAATTAAAAAAGAAGGGCTCTGGTATTATCGGTAGACCTAAGGGGGATAACTCTGTCATCAATGAGTATAAAGCTCGTATGTTGGCTTCCCCTAAAAGTAGGAAGGTATTAGATACTATACTTAGTGCTGCTTTAGATGATGGACATAAACATCAGGCTGCTGCTTGGAAGATAGTCACTGATAGGATATTACCTGTTGGTCTGTTTGAGAAGGATGTTATGGGTGGTGGAGGTAGACCATCTGTTAACATTACTATTACTGGAGTAGGTGGTATTAGTAGTAACGATGATGGTAATATGGAAATAGTACAAGAAGAAGAAGAAGAAGAGATAGAAGAAGAAGCTATAGAAATAGAAGTAGGTGGTATTGATTCTTTTGAATACGGTGGAGCTAACGAATAACGATATGCCAGCAGAAAACATATATAGAATTAAAGAGGGTGATACCCTATCTGATTTATTCGGTCAGAACTGGCAGGAAGTAGCTGCCTTTAACGGTATTGATGACCCTACTAAACTGCAGGTAGGACAAGAGATTGACCTCAACTTATACGACTATTCGATAGTCCCACAAGGACAAGAAAGTCAAGAACAACAACTTAGTGGTGAGGAGAGTTTCTTATCGGGGGCTGCTGATTGGGCTACAAGTTTCTTTAGAGAAGTTGGTGCTGATGCTCGTGATGTCTATGAAGACTTATCAGCTAGCTCTATCGAGGATGATGATGTATACTCTTCGTTTACTAAAACACCTGCTTCATCTTTTCCAATACCAGAAGTGGAAGGAGAAGTTCCACCACAAGCTCCAGTAGTAACTCCAGAAGTAACTCCAGTCTACGACAGTGCAAAAACTGGCACGTTGTTTCCTATTGGTGGCGATATTGGAAACATTCAAGCTATACTAGGAGTAACAGTGGATGGTGTTGTAGGAAATGAGACCAGAGAGGCTTACTCTAAACTCTTTACTACAGACAATCTAGCAGCTATTCTAACAGCTGAAGGTGGAGATGATACAGGTGAGGGTATACAACATCAGGGTGCTGAGATAAAGGCAGCCCTAAACCCTACTCCGATACTACAGACCACTAGGTACGGTGTAGTAACACCTCATACATATGTGAAGAGAGAAAATGGTGAACTTGTAACTAAGACTGTAGCTGGCTTTCCTAAGGAGACGGGTGAGAGTGATAGAGCACACGCATTGAGGTATTATGAGACAAACGTAATACCTAAACTAAAAGTTATTAAAGGTATTGAACATGAACCTACTGCAGTAATGGAGGCGGTGACTAAATATATTTGGAATAAAGGTAAGCTACCTAGTTCTTTTGATTTAGCTAATGAGATTACTTCACAAGAAGGTCTGTTAGATATTACTACTTCTGGTGGACTACAACTAAATGGTGTAGTTAATAGAACTCTTGGAGAGTATAACGCTATTGCTGAGGTTAAAGGTTGGAGACAAGTGAACAAGATTAGAACTATTAGAGACCCTGATAACACTAGTAAGTTTAAGGTAGAATACTACGATAATACGGGATTAGTTCATGACGATGAAGAGTACAAGGGAAGAAATAGTGAATCCAACAGCAGATATGTAGCAGATAGGGAATATGATGTTGATAGTAATAATGAGATTGTTATAACGAGTAGTAGGGCAATACCCACATCTTGAGTAGCACAGACCT